CGTCGCTGGCGGAAGCTGCTCTCTTTACTCGGCTTTCATCCATAACGCGGATAGCAACCCCGTTTGGTTGAAGCTGTACGATGCGGTAGACCCCACGTACGGAACTACAGCGCCCTCGCACATCTTTCGCATCGAGGCCACCTCACGAGAAGTGTTTACGTGGCCCGCTGGGCTGGCCTTCAGTACCGCACTAAGCTACTCTGTAGTGACCACCAACTCCACCGGAGGTACGTCGCACCCAAGCTCTGCGGCGGCCCTGCGCCTAGTCACTTCGTGAGGTAAAGAATGGCGGCTACTTCTCATTCAGTTCTTACTCCGGTTGCCAACATTGAGGTTGTTGACACGGCGGCCACAAACACGGCAGTTGCCAACGCTAGCAGCAGTTCGGGTAGTGCCACGCTGTACTACGTGGAGCTAGACAACACGGCTAATACCTCAACGACCTACCTCAAGATGGTCCGATCAGCCTCCGCTACGCCCAGTAGCACAGCCCCGGACACGATCCTCAGTGCGCCTTCAGGGGAGACTGTGTACTTCACCTTCGCCACTGGGCTGGACCAAGACTACATCACCTACTGGGCGACCTCAACCGCAGCGAACGCCACGAGCCAGACCGCCCCGTCCACGGCAGTCACGGTTCGCTTCCTGCTCAAGAACAGCTAGCCTAGCTTCACCTTAGAGAAGACTAGCCCTCGGGTGGCTTCGTGCTCGCAGTACTCGGGCATCTCGGGCAACCGGGGACTAGCGGGTCCGATTCCTCTCCAGACGACTCCGTCGTGGAGGACACCGTTCCTGCGGCTTCTCGTCGCTTCCAGCACCAGCAGTCTACTTCCAATGGAGAGACCAAGGAAGGAGTGTCCCCCTTCCCACTCGCCCTTCCACACTTGATACAGATACCACCCATCGCCGTGTTCGTCCTTGCCAATCCCTAACTCCTCTACTACCCGGATGGGGGCCCACATGTCTTCGCGGTCCCACATCTGGTATCTCTTATAGTAATCGAGAGACCACTTCGCGTCAGGAAATACCTGCGCCAGTAGGGCCCACGTAAACGTAGAGCAGTCGATTTTCTTGGTGCCTGAACGCAAAAGAGAGGAGGGTACCCCTCGGACATCCGGCGGAAACTCAACCGAATGCCCGTAGGAGTAGCCTCCCCACTCGTCTAGGCGTAGACAGATTTTGTCTGTCAGTGAGAGCTTAGGTCCACTATGTGCCATCCTAAATCCTTCGCGTCATAGTCGTCTGGGAGCACGGTACTTTGGATGTACATCCCGTAACACGGAATCGTGCGGGCCACCCTCATGACGGCCCCTAACGTCTTAGCATCGTAGGCCCGGTCTGGAAAGATGTAAATGCTCTCCTCTGGACTAAAGAGTGTCGCGGCCAGCCCCATGGCGAGGATGACAGACTCTGCTCCAGAGGGGACCGCTCCCTTGTTCGTACCCAAACGAATCTCGTTACCCAAGATGTGCAGCCGGGGGTGGATGTGCTCCGGCACCCAACGCTTCATCTGGGCCTCGATGCCCGGAGCGAACTCCTTAACGAACCTCCGCATCGCAGCCTGAGTCGCTTTGCACAGGGCCGAGGCCTGCTTCGCCTTCTCCCCTACCTCTGCGGCAAGTTCGTCCATGGCGGCCCTCTCAGCCTCGTTCGTCAGGTACTTCCGAACCGTCTCTAGCTCTTTGACTTTGGCCCGGTGAGACCTCGCCGCCTTACTGGCAGTAGACTCCATCTCCAGTAGAGCCGCCCGGTACGAGCCGTGGTGCGACACAAAGGCCTCCCATCCTGCGTAGTTCAGTTCAAGAGGCATGTCGTCTTTGAGGTGGCGCAACAGCAGCCTACACAGGGCTTGCGTCCCAGACGACATCGCCTTCATACACTCATCCATGACGTGAGTCCAAGGGCCTCCACCGTTGGGCTCAGTGAAGATGTCGGCCTCTGCCTCGCTATCAGCCGTCAGGGTGGCGTTGAGATGTGTCTTGCTCTTCACGTCCTTGCCTGCGGCATCGACAACACAGTCGAAGGCCCCTAGCTCGACACCGTGGACAAGGCGACTCTTGCCGCTCCCGTTGTGCCCCTTGAATAGAACGTACTTGGACTCAAACTCCGTAGTCACTGGGGCCGAGTTCTTCAGATTGCTAACGACTTTTCTAATCATACCTCTCTCCAATTCTCACCTATTTCTGCTTCTGCGGTAAAGGTTACGGGCAAGCCATCAACTCGACGGGTGAGAACGTCAGTGATGACCGATGCCGCGTAATCTGCTTCTGACTCGGGGACAGCGAACAAGACTGCATCGTGAAGTTGATTGACAAGTCCTGTCTTTTGGCCGAAGTCAAAGGGTAGGTGCTTCTCGACTAGCTCAAGCATTGACAAGGCAACTACGTTGAACCCACCAGCCTGCACCCCAAAGTTTAGAATTGCGTTGTAGTCTTCCTGAGCGAAGTACCTACGCCTGCCGAGGACGACCTCCTCTACGTATCCATGCCTCCGGTACTGGTTCAGGGAGGCCTTCCACCAAGCCCTGAACTCCGGGGCCTTCTGCAACCACCGCTTGTGGAGGGCACGAATCTGCCTCAGGTTGTAGTGGGCGTACAGCAGGCTCCCGTCGTTATCCTCTGCCCTCCCCAGAATCTCATGGACCTTGGGGGGAGACGCCCCGTAGAGCGAGGCAAAGCAGATGGTCTTGGCTAGGTTTCGGAGTTGCTTAAAGGAGCCGGTGCCCTTTCCCATCCTAGTCTTAGGGGCCCCTTCGGACGCCCAGAACCTGTCCCCAAACATGAGGTCAGCGGTGAGGTTGTGGGGATCGATCTCTTTCTTCTCAAAGGCGTCAAGGTAGTGGTCCGCCCCAGCCAAGGCGGATGCAAAACGTAGTTCCAACTGGTCGTAGTCCGCACCCACAAAGACGCAGCCCGGAGGAGGGACGAAGATATTACGTAGGTTGTACGGGATGTTTTGGCAGTTAGGGTTACTTGAACTGAGCCGTCCGGTAACTGTTCCGTGTGCATTGTAGTCTGGGTAGACATAGCCATCCTTTACCAGACCAGCGTCTGGGGCGAGTTTAAGCAGGTAGGTGCTTAGTAGTTTCTGTGCTCTGCGGTAGAACCGAAGTGCGTTGATGAAGTCTTTCTGTTCCTCCTCCACCAAGGGGCTAGCGATGAGTGCCCGTAGGACGGCGGCGCTCACACTCTCCTCCCCCGTAGAGGTGTACTCTTGAACGGGCAGTGACCACCGGCTAAACAGTAGCGATTGTATCTGGGCGTTAGAGTTGGGGTTGAGGTTGGGGGCGTACTGATGCAGCACGTTGAGCCACTTGGCGGCCTCCTTGATTTGGGCCTGCTCGTGTTCAAAGCGTCTTGCCTCGTCTACCCGAATCCCCATCCTACGCATCCCAGCACAGAGGTTCTGTACCTTGGCGTCCACGTCATAGAGGTGGAGTTGCTTCCTGCGCTCTGCCCCCGGTCTTAGCTTCTTCGCTATGAGTGCCGTTGCCGCTACGTCTGTGGCACAGTACGCATGCAGTTCCTCGTCCGTCCGGGCCGTGATGGCGGTGTGGTCTGCCTTCCACGCAGGGGTGTCAAGCAGTACGGACGACACAAACGAGAGACGGTGCCTATGCTCAGATGCCGCTAGCTTGTGCAGAAGTAGGGTGTCGAGCAGCGGGGCGGGGGTAACACCAAGGTGTTGCTCTACAACAAGCCTATCGAAATAGCCAGCATTATGGCCAACCACCAGTATTGAAGGGTCACAGAACACCTCCCGAAGCAGGCGTTTAATCTCTTGCTCATCCTCTGGCGAATAGAACCTAGCTTGTCCGTCGATGCTCACGAAACCCAAGATTAAAACCTCGTTCTCGTTACCGATACCAACACACCTAAGGTCGGCAGTCAGTGCGTCCTTCGCATCGGTCTCCACGTCATAGGTCAGCATTTGCCCCTCTGCCTTGACCTTCTGGAAGAACTGCGCCACAAACTCCACACTCGGACTGTAGTACACAGTCGGGTCCTTCCAACGTAAGGTATCCGTGTGGTGCCGGAACGCCTTCTCTATGTCGCTACGAAACACGGGACGTAGCTTGGGGGTCTTGTTGAGGGTACGGGGATGGTAGGTCGGAAGCACCTTCTGCTTCTCCGTGCCATTCACTCCCTGCCTCAGTGCCGGGGCTCCCCTCACATCTTCTAGGGACGGGTTGCCACCTAGGGCCGCCTTGGCCGCTATAGCGCCCAGAGGGATGACGGTCTCATACTTCGCCATCCTTGCCTTCCTGTGCCCGGAGCAGGCTTCAATAGGCGAAGCGTAGGGTGCCTTCCCCTTTGCCTTCCTCCTCCGGTTGATGGACCGGAGCTTCGCTAGGAATGTCTTGGGGTCGTCGTCGGGCCACCGACAAGCAATCGTGTGCCCCCAAGAAACTGAATGGCGATTCATTCCCATGTCCTTGAGCGTACCGAGCACCGTGGCACCGTCGCTGTCTACTAGGGCGCACCCCAGTTCTATGTCTGTCTTGCTGGGGCCCGGACCAAGGACGAGCACTCCCGTGTCGTTGTCCTCAAAGTCTACGCGCTTCCAATGTCCTGCCTCTTCCCAGTGCCGCTTCAACGGACACTCATCACACCTACACCGCTCAAAACTCATCACGCCCCCAAAGAAAAAGGGGGTGCTTCACGACCGAAGTAAAAGTCTACCCGAAAGGCGCTGGAAGAAAACCCTCCGAGATTGAAGCACCCCCAGTGAACTAGGCGTTCAGGAACTGGTCCAGTGGGTCTCCGCCCTCGGGGGCCGAGTTAGCCAGTGAACCTGCCGTAGCCTTCGCACGAGCCTCGGACAACCACGAGCGATGAGGGTAGACCTCGTCTCCCACAGCGGGCCGGTAGTGGCAGTAGCTCTCAAGGTCTACCATAGCATCATGGATGATGTGCTGGGCCTCCTTCAAGGTTTCCGCTTTGACACTGAACATCTGGTTGATTTCCTCTCGGGAAAGACCAAACGCACGGAGCATGCGGACCCACCACTTCTTGTTGTCCTGCTGCTTGGTCGGCAGGTTGATGCCGTCCTTGATGGTGTAGTTCTCAAAGGGCCCTTCCGTAATGACGGTGGTGAAGGTAATGCGGGCATTACCTGCCTTCGTCGTATACGAATCAACCCCGGTCACTCGCACCTTGTACACGCCCTCGACATTCGGGGGCTCGTCATGGGTTACATTACTAAAGTCTAGATCAAACATTGACTACCTCTCTATAAAGACTGGATATAAGCATCCAGCATGTTGTTGCTATGGTTACGCAAATACGCCCTGTCGAGCGCATCCGCAAAGACCCACCTGATATGGTGGGGGTCGGTCAAGCCCTTCTCAAGTCCGGGCAACGCTTCGCGGAGGATGCGTTTAACGTCCGGCCTCTTCTGGGCTAATTCTGGTGACAAAACCTGACACAGAGCTTCGACGTGCTCGTCGAGATGTGCCAGTTCTTTCGGCCTCGGAACCTCATAACCGGCGGCCAACATGGCCTCACGGAGGTTCATCGGGAACTTCTCTGGGACGATGGCCAGCCGGTCGCCGGTCACGTAGTCCTTGTCTGGTCCCGCTTGGAACAGGTAGGGCCAACCGAGGGCCTTCTTGTCATACACTACGCGGAGGATGAGGTCCGCATGGGAAGGCAACTTCTTGGGAAGCTGGAGTCCGGGCACCATCGGGCAACCCTTAATCCACCGCCTGCTCCCTTCTTCGCCTACCTCCTTAGGTGGCTGCTGGTGCATCGTGAAGATGACATGGCAGTCAGCCCCTCGGGCTGCGTCACGCAAAGCATACATGCGGTTGTTGAACACGTCATACGCATCCCACCCCTTGAACTTCTTCTTGCAGGCGGCCAACTCGTTGTCCATGATGATGCTCAGGTCGTCAATGATGATGGCGGGGAAGTCCCCGGCCTTCTGCTTGATGACCTCGGTGATGTACTTTACACCTACGTTCTCGTCTACCTCCAACACCTTGGGTTCCACCCCTACGTAGTTAGCTGAAAGCACCGCTCCACTCAGGGCGATGAACAATCCTCCGGGGAACGCTCTTGCGGCAGACAATGTCTTCCCGGTCTTGGCGTCTCCGTACACAATAATAAACAGGTTCTTCTTCATTCTGGGCTCCCCCACTGACAGGTTTCGTAATGGCTACATGCGTCGTACGGCCAGCAGGCTGCATCGTGGTGCGCTCCGGGCCAGTCCAACGGGTCTCTATTCTCGTACATCTCAATCATCCTCTCTGCTTGAATCACGGTGTCTTTGAACTTGGACACAGAGTATGGGGCGGGCTCGACCTGCGTCTGATGGAAAGAGGCAACCCCTCCCTTCTTCGGCCATTCGATGACGTTGAGCAGGACACCGCCCCACTCATCCCCGAACATCTTGCTACCAATCATCTGGTAGCCAATCATCTGTCCGTTCATGCTGTACTTCATCAGCTTTGGTTTGGACCATCGGGCAGCGGTCTTGTGGTCTACGAAGTACCACTTCCCATCCTTAGGGTCTCGCCATACAGCATCAACTCTCTGTGTAAAAAATAGGGTCTTTCCTCTCTCTTCGTCGAATACGTTTACCTTGAGTTCCTTCTCGATTGCTTCTACGTTCCACTTCTCCCCCATCCAGTGTGTCTGGTACTGAAGCATTACCGATTGGACATCGGACAGATGCTCTTGCCATGCACTCCGGTGGGGCTCTGGCTGTCGAGTAACAAGCTCTGCGATAGCGTCAAGAGGGGAATAGTACTGGTCGGGGTCCTCTTCTCGCTGCTTGGCCTGTAGAATAGCGTAGTGGTGGGCTATGCCAATGTGCAGCATGGAGCCCTTAATGAGGGGAACGGAAGGTACTCGACCTACCCCTGCCTTCTCTGTCCTGTACGAGAGTGCAAAAAGCCGGGGGCAGCGTAGCGCCTTCTGTAGCCGGTGCCATCCCTTGCGAGATGGGCCCGGATCGATCAACACTTTACTCATGCTTCGGGTACCTCATTGTTGACGACACCAATGGGGATGCCGTTTTGCTGGATGGCTGTAATGACCCTCCGCGCTTCGCCCATGGCTACCCTCAAGATCTCAAGGGACTCTTCTTCCGAGAGCCCCACGAAGACGCAGGTGGTAGCTGTCGCCCCTAAGAACTCTTCGGCAAGGTCGTATCTGTTAAGGTCCGCGTACTCCTCGGTTACTAGACGGGCTAGCTCTCGGCGCAACTTAAAGGAACGGTCGTCTGTATTATTCTCGGTCATTCGGTCTCCAATAAGGCAAAGATTGAATCGAGGATGGCTTCCTCGTCATCTTCACCGGCTAGTGTTTTAGCAACTCCTCCGGCCTCACGGTCGTCAAGAGTTGTCTCTACTGCCTCTAGTTTCTCTAGAAGCAAATCAGCGACGTGTTCATCGACGGTGCCCTCGGCAACTACGTACATAATCAACACGTTTCGTTTCGACCCGTGGCGGCTGAAGCGGCCTTCGGCTTGCGTCACCTGCCCCGGAGTGAAGGGTAGCATACTAAAGATGACGAGGTCGGTGTTCTGTAGTCCGTCAATGGCTTCCCCGAAAGCATCGGTTGTTCCTATGAATACAGCGGCACCTTGCTCATCAGCATACTCCGCAACCATACGCTCTCGCTCTTTGAGGGAGTCGCCCCCATGTCCTGACCAGACAGGGACCTTGGGCCCCTTGAGCTTTCCTTGGACCGACTTAGCAAGCGCCTCGCAGTCCTTCCGGCGGCCCGTCAGTACACAGACTTTCTGCCCTGCTTGGGCTGCATCCATGACTGTCTCGGCTACCCACTTCCGTTTGCTTGATGAGGCAACGACGAGGTGCATCTCAAACAGTGCGGCCTTGCCCCGCTTGGCTGCCCTCTTCATGTCTTGCTTGAAGGCAGCGGGACGTGACTGGTCCTTCCTAGGTAGGTACACCAACTGCCGTCTCTTCGGGGGCAAGTGCTTAGACATCTCGCCATAGCTGACGACATGTGTCGCCTCGGCCAGTCGGGCCTTGAGTTCCTCGGTGTTACTAATCCCGGAGGCATCAATCCCCCCGTAGGTACCGGGCCTAGCGTCACAGAACTTGTGAATAAAGTCCCAGTTCGTCCCCCACGCGCCCGGCTGTACGATGTCTAACTGTGCCCAGAGGTCGCCCCGCCTGTCTCGGATGGGGGTGGCGGTTAGGCCTAGCCTGCGGCTGGCTAGCAGGGATAGCTTGGAGCAGGCGGCTGCCCGGTTGTTGGCCCAGCGGTACGTTAGTCGGCCATTCACTACACACTTCTCCTTCCGCTTCCATGCCTTGCCCTTGTGTACCTCATCCCAGATAAGGCTCATCGGGTTCCGGCCCACCCATGCCCGTAACTGTTGCAGCCAGTAGGGCAGTATCTCCCACGACAACACAACTGCGGAGACGTTGCGGTCGATAGCGTCTCCCCCTTGCCCCTCAAGGACGTAGAGTTGCATGTTGGTGTACTGGGATGCTTCCC